CGCTGCAAACGGTTTCGTCGTGCGCGGACTGGATTTCAGCCCCGTCAAAGGCCCTGAGGGCAACATTGACATAATTATTCTGAATATACACCTGGGTATAATTTGACGAAGCACCAGAATATTTTAAAGAAGTAGACCACCAACGATTGCCAGAAGAAGGAGAAGTTCCAACAACATTTCCGTAGCCCAAATAATTAAAAAGCTTAAAAGCCAAATCTCCGCGAGAAAAACCAAAAAGATTCTTTAAAGATGTAGTATCAGAAGGAGAAGGAGAATCGCTGTTCAAACGATAAAGAGCCACTCCAAGTTGACCAATGGTGGCAGAGGGTAGATAAGTTCCAAGAGACAAATTTTGTGTCAAAGACAATGCTTGAGTCTGGTTTATATCCTGCATTTGAGTAAGCACAGAAGGTGCAGACTTCCAAAGAAGGCGCAAAGGAACAGCATAAAAATCAAAGTATTCACGCAACCGAGTATAAGCAGAAGTTTCAACAGGCTGAGTACGGGTAAAGTATTCAACGTCGAACTTATACTTATCACCGGGCATAGAAATATCCCAATAGACGGGAAGAAGCTCACCAACTTTCGCAGTAAACGCATTTTTACGTCCAATATCAAATCCAGAACGGTGAGGGTGATTCTGGAGATTGGACATTCCAGTATAAGATGCCATAAAACAAAATTAAATAATTAAACAATATTATTCATGCAAGAAAATGCCTGACAAATCATTAACCTTCTTGTGCTTAACCTTATCCCGGCATTTCATCAATGCCGCGGCAGTCAAACGACGAACAAGAGGTAATTCATTATAAGGTGTTTCCTTATCAAGAACAGTTCTATCATAACGGAAAGAATAGTTACGAAGCTCAAAATCGACCAAATCCTTATCATTGGAATCCTCCAAAGTTTGATAAAAATCAACAAGACGATTATAATCGTAACGATTCCAAAAATCAACTATTTTATCGGAAATGATACGCAAGAATCTCTCCCGGCCAATGAATTCTCCTCCAGGAGCGCTGCAGGACAAGAAGAGGTTTGTATCTCCGTCTGATGAATAAGTGAGAATAAACTTCTTAATTCCGAGGAAAAAGCGGTAGACCCGGGACACACGATGAGAAGTCTCCATATCAACACCATCGTACAGACGACATTCAGACATAATAAGGATATCACCAGGAGGCAGTTTCGCTTTAGGAGAGAAAGTATTTCGGTCATTAAGTTCTTTTCCATAATTATCAATATAATTTAAGTACTGTTTAGAGAAAGAGAGGACACTTTGCTTAGAATCCAAAGAAAAAGGGTCACAATCTAGAGGGGCGCATCCGTAACGAACGACTCGCCGGGGCGCTGTGAATGCAGCAAATAGTAACTGGTAAATACGCGATGGAAATTTACGAATAGATTCTGAAAATCGGGGGAATAATCGAAGGAGATACGGCCACGTAGGTTTAATTGTGCGAAAATAGCCATCGCGCTCAACGCGGACTCCATCAAGACATTTAGCGGCAACTTCGTCAATTTCGGCAATTCGTACCTCTCTAGGAAAGAGATTTGATTCTGTAAATCCAATGGAATGGAAGGATTTAGGTCGCACCACTTTTGGCATTTGAGTATAAAAGTCGGGTAAAGCGACAAAACTGTTAACATACGACGCAACATACGGTGCTGCGAATCCTCTCGACAATGACGCATCACAACGTCCGTAAGACCAAGCCTTAGATACATTTTCAAGAATAGTTTCCGAGAATCGTTCGGAATTGGAAAACAATAGCAGATGCCAATGCGGGCGGTAACTGGTAGGGCCGTATTCTGATACAGCGTAGTAACGTAATTTTTCATCCGGGTAATAACTTCTTAATCGTTTTAAAAATAAGTCGAGGTCACGATTACACACATAAGGAATCCTATTAGGAACATTATGGTTAATCTTAGCAAGAATAGAGAGTAACTCCTTAGGCTTCATAGGATAAGTAAACCTTATCTCCGGGTCTTTAAAAGTGCGTTCAACGGTAGAATTTTTCAACTTAACAGAAGCGGAACGAGGAACGCTACGAAAACCAAACAAATAAGTGTTAGGGTCACCAGCGTCCAAGTCATCAATATTGGGAAAACAGGGTACATCCGCAATATCATCCGTACAAGCTTCAATAGTCGAAACCTCCAAAGTAGGAAGGAAACAAGGAGCATAAGTAAGAGTAACAAAATAAACATAACGGAACTGAGCAGAATAAGTAGTGAGCAAGTTTGTCTGAATCCCGGAACGACGAAGAACACAAGAAGGACAAGAGCCACAAGGCACAAGAACAGACTCATGCGTATACTTGTTAACAACCGTACGAGGATGCTGACAACGAGTCACTAGCTTATTCTGCAATTCTTTGGTAATCATTTTCTATCAGTAAAATCAAGTTTCATTTGACGAGGCTTACGACCACGAGCAAAGGAGATATGAATAAATGTACGATATCTTATAAGCTGGTCAAATTCAAAGGGAGAACCTTCAACCACCGAATAGAAAACACCAATCGGAAAATCAACAGGCGCTAGGTCAATGGCATCTCCAGTCAAATGCTGAGAAGTTTTAGAACCATTACATGCTTCATTCTGTGCTACAGTACGAAGAGAAGAAGTAACAGAAAAATGGATATTCCGACGGAGAAGCCATTCAATAAAATTCATTAATTCAGGATTCATGACTTACGAAAAAATTTGGGCAATAGACGTAAGAAGACTGACAGCAGCTGCAATAATAGCAGACCAGATTTTAGATTTAGTTTCACTTTTCATCAGAAATTGCTTTAAAGGTTGAACATTGAGAGATGATAAGAACACAATCCGGACGAAGATTTGAAGAAACAAATGCAGAAATTTCGTCAACGGATACAAGAACAGTTTCGTTCTGATTAGGATTTGTCTTTGACTGGATAGAACACAAATAATACTTTTCCATAACATTTAAAAATTTAGTTATACATTGATTTTAAAAACGAAACAAAGATAAAACCAAAATTTTGAAAAGAGCAAATAAACACATATATTTTTAACACAAATAAACAATAAGCTATATGGGTGGCAGGCTGGTCTGTGAGTTTGCGCATATAAGACAAGGGGATACTGAAAGCTATGAGGTAAATAGCTTTCCCTCCGGGCAAACTCATGTAGACTTCGTCAAATAAAAATTTAGGGGTATAGCAGCGACGGTAGAGAAGGGCTCTCCGGGAATCTGCTTACGCGTTGCAGGCATCAAGTTTCAAGGAAGGCAATACTATAGCCTAACGGCTCTGATTTCAGTCCTAACGTCCCGAAATTCAGTAGGTGTATAACCACGCTACGCGCGGTTGCCAAAAGTTACTCCAAACAGTAAAACCCGGCGCGTATCACTACGAGCCGGGCAAAAACACAACAAACAAAAGTTACTACCAAGGCAAGAAGTTACCTATAGTGTTACCGATAGAAGTACCATAATGTACGACCTTATCAGCATCATAATATTTATATTTCTTACCTTCATTACGAGAGCGATACCAATCCTCAATACTACGAGAACGAGCACGTTCACGATTGAATTTAGCCGCTTCAAGTTCAAACTCAGCATTTGAATGATTGGAAGCATTGGAAGCCCGAATCAAAGAATCAGCAGTGGCTTCAGCAACCTTATTACTGATTTTCTGACCTTTAGCACGGGCATAAGTCAAAACCTCATCGGCAAGAACTTTCTTAGCCTGGTTATAATTCAAATGCCCATGAGACATCTGATTATAATATTCGGAGGCCTTAACATTCAAATCAGCTTGTTGCTGTTGGTCAAGATATTTATTAAGAACAGTCTTGGCTTCAGCATCAAGTAATTGAGAAGTACCTTGAGCCTGCAAAAGGCGACCGGCAAAAGCCATATTATCAAGCTCCTGCATTTCCTTGGAGTAACCAAGCTGAGCACGGGCCAAACCAGTAGCTTTCAAGTATTCACGAGTCTCTTTCGTCATCTTAGACCAATCAACATTAGAAAGAGCCTGCATAGCCTGAGCATCCGCAAGGTTTTTCTGTCCTTGTAACTGAGAGACTTGAGCCTGCTGAACTTGAGATTGAAACACAGAACCTACAGCCTGCTGGATACCAGAATAATCTGCCTGGAAAGGTTGCATGACGGCAGCTCCGGCAGAAGAGGCAGAAGCTCCAGTACCAGCTGATTGAGCAACACCAGCTGAACCTCCATTCATCATAAGATAAGGATTCAAACCAGCTTCCTCGAGACGTTGGCGTTGAGCAGAAGCAGTGTTATAAGCGTTCTCCTTATTCCACATATTCTCCTGCCAATTACGCTGCTGTATCGCCATACGTTCGTTAAACTGGTTGTTCATTTGATTTATCTTATAATTCATCTGATTAGTCTCCCGGACATTTTGTCTATTCTGTGAATTCTGAATTACAGAAGAACCAATGCCAAGGAGACCACCAGAGATTGAACCAAGAAGACCCATTATTCAGAGGAAGCAGTATCAGCGGAAGCAGCAGCCGCTTTTTCTGCTTCTTGTCTAGCATTTTCAACATCAATCAATTCTTGAGCCCGGGACTCAAGATTTTCAGCATAAGCCGACAACTCCTTAGACCAAGCAATAATTTCAGAAGGAGACTGAACGTGACGGGAGCGAACCGTCGCCAAAAGGTCATCATCAGACATCTTGTCCATAATCTGCTGAATCTGAGAAGCAGACTGTTTATTCTGACCAAACTTAGAGGCAATAGCAAAACCGGCACGGGAAGCCAAGTCCTTAGTATGAAGAATCAAACGAACATCAGAAGTATAGCGGACCGGACGAGATTCGTCAGTATCATCAATCTCTACACGAAGCTCCTCGGTACAATCAAATTCAGGAGCAACTGCAAAAGCATCAGGAGCAACATTAGGAGTGAGTCCAGAACCTTGTTCCAAACATTCCAAAGAATTAAATTTTCCCATCATAATCAAAACAAAAAATTAGTAAGGTACACCATCACGAGACAAATTACGGGCAACATAGCAACCAATATAAGAATTAACCAATAACTGGTCAGTATCCCATGTAGAATCAGCAGCAACACCAAAAATAGGGTCAAGAACAGAAGGATTAACCTTAAAAAACTTATAGTTCAAAACAACCTTATTATCCTTATTAACATCACCTTCATTATAACCAAAGCCGAACCATCCAGAAAGAAGAGATTCAGTAACAGGAGAAACCCAAGACTTAAGAGTAGTGGTAAACGCACCATTGATAACATCAAGCTTGGTTTTCCAGTTGAAATAACGAGGATTATAACCAGCGTTAAACAAATTGACGATAGAAGCTTTAGGAGAATTGAAGATTTGCGTCATAGGAAGAACTTCCATACCAATATTATCAAACTCAGGAATTGGGAGAGACTCAGTATCAGTTACCAAAAGCTGACCATCCTGACCGGTAATTACATAATCAAGCAGAGGAACAGCATGATAAATACACATAACAACACAATGCTCATCGGTTGTATAAGTAAATGAACCATTGCCAGCGCCGACACCCTTACCAGCAATAACAGCGGTATCATTCTCGGAAGCAAGGTTATTATTTACAACCTCACTGATATCAAGGTTACGAGAAATACCACCAATATAAGTACACATATTGGAAAGAGCTTGGGGTAAATTCACGCCAAAATGTTTACGAATCTGTTCCCGATAATCGGAATCACCGGACTGACTGATTTCTTTCCAGCGTTGAAGAGCCTCTGCCTGACGAAGAGCGAGAACCGTAAATTGAGACTGTAAAGTAGACAAATCAACACGAAGAGTTGATGAAGCAGGAACAGCATTAGAGGCAGAGGCTTGCAAAGCAAAAAAAGGAACTGGGGCAGCGTTAGAAGAGACAGCAGAAGCAACGCCAACTTTGCTCTTTTTATTATCAGGTCCTAAAACAACATCAGAAGCTCCGGAGTTGGGAATATCAATAACAGCAACATCACCAAATTGAGAGTTCGGGAGAACACCCATCAACATATCCTTGTTCCAATTGCAATATTTGAGGTCAAACATTGTATCAGACTTCCAGTAATTTGAAGAAACCGCAGGTATATCAGGGATTAAAAGAGGGGAACTTCCAGTAAAATAATCAACATTATAAGAAGAAGGATTAGCTTTTTCCCATTGAGACCAGCGGAAAAAATCCTGATAAATTTTCTGATAGGCAAGAAGAGGGAAAACATTGACATAATTATTCTGAATATAC